AAGTTATTGTGAATGAAGATCAAATAGATGCTAGTATTAACGATCTTAAAGAATACAAGAAACCTAATAGCAAATTTGAATATACTATGTTAAAAGGTACAGAAAGTGTAACCCAAACTAATTACGAACTATATGACGAGAAGTCTAACAACAGCGATAAAGAACGAACTAGCGACTAATGATATTAGGCCTGTTCATCTTATTACTATTGGTTTTTCTACTCCTGTTAATATAACAGATTGCTCATTTGATCTAACATCATCAGTTTCAGGCTCATCAGTTACTTATTCAGCTAGTGATTTTATTATGGGTATATCTCAACATAGCGAACAAACAGATTTAACAAAAGCTAGTTTAAATTTATCATTATCAGGTGCAGATCAAACATTTATATCTTTAGTTCTAAATGAAAATGTAACAAACGACACAGTAGATATTTTTAGAGGTTTTTTAAATGATTCTAATACATTAATTGCTGACCCATTTCTATTATATAAAGGACATGTAGAAAGTTTTAATATAGAAGAAAATGAAAAAAATAGTACAGTTGGATTATCAATAGTTTCGCATTGGGCAGATTTTGAAAAAAAGAATGGTCGTAAAACAAACAACACATCACAACAAAGATTCTTTAGTACAGATGTTGGTATGGATTTTAGTTCACAAACTGTATTAGATATTAAGTGGGGTAAAGCATAATGGGTTTTAATCCTTTTAAATCTGTAAAAAAATTTGTTTCTTCATCTTTAAAATTTTTTACTAACTTAAATCCATTTGTAACATTAGGTATTAGTTTATTTTTATCTTGGGCATTAAGACCAAAAGTTCCTGAAATGGAAGATTTTGGAACTAACTCATTTGATGATTTTGAAAGAGGATTATTAGTTAATAAACAATCTAATGACGCAAATATTCCTGTAATTTATGGAGAAAGACTTACAGGGGGTACTAGAGTGTTCATGGAAACTTCTGGTACAGATAACACTTACTTATACATGGCTATCGTTATGGCAGAGGGAGAGATAAACGATATAACTGAAATTAGAGTAGATGATAAAATAGTTACATTTGCATCTAGCTTATCAGATGGTTCAGCAGTAGAAGTAGATAGTTCTGATTCTAATTTTTATAAAGATAGTGAAAGTTTAATTAGATTAGAACCACATTATGGAACAGATGGCCAATCAGCATCATCTTTATTATCTACATTATCATCATGGGGAAGTAATCATAAATTATCTGGCTTATGTTATTTAGCAATTAGATTAAAATGGAACTCAGACGCATTTGCTGGACTTCCAAAAATACAGGCAAAGATACAAGGTAAAAAAGTTAAAACATATAATGCAAGTCTTGTAGAACAATCTGCAAGTTATCAAACAAATCCAGCATGGTGTTTATTAGACTATTTAACTAATACTAGATATGGAAAAGGTTTAACAACATCAGAAATAGATTTACAAAGTTTTTATGATGCTTCACAAGTTTGTGAAACACAAGTAGAGCCATATTCAGGTGGTAGTAATATAAATATTTTTGATACAAATACTGCATTAGATACTTCAAGAAACATCTTAACTAATGTTAGAGAACTTATAAAAGGTTGTAGAGGCTATCTTCCATATAGTGCTGGTAAATATAGTTTAGTTATTGAAACAACAGGAACTGCAAGTATTACATTAACAGAAGATGATATTATAGGCGGATATAGTTTAACAACTCCTGATAAAAACGAAAAATATAATAGAGTTATAGTTGGCTTTGTTGACCCAGCAAGAAATTATCAAGTTAATGAAGTTCAATACCCACCTATTGACGATTCAGGATTACCAAGTGCAGATCAACACGCAACAATGAAAACTGCTGATGGTGGTTTTTTATTAGAGGGTAGATTTTCATTTAGTACAATTACTAGCCAATATCAATCAGAGGAGATGGCAGAGGTTATACTTAGAAGAAGTAGAGAAGCATTATCTTTAGGAATTACAGTTAGTTTAGATGCTTATGATTTAGCGATTGGAGATATAGTAAATATTACACATTCTTCTTTAGGATTTTCTGCTAAACCTTTTAGAGTTCTTGGAATAACTTTTAATGAAGATTTTACAGTTGGTTTATCTTTAGTAGAGCATCAAGATAGTCATTATACTTGGGCAACTAAAACACAAGCAACAGCAACACCAACTACTAATCTTCCTAATCCATTTACAATCCAGCCACCAGCAAGTGTAACTTTAGATGATGAATTAATTGAATATAATGACGGCACAGTTATAGTGGCGATGAACATAACTATTGGTGCATCTACTGATAGTTTTGTTGATTATTACCAAGTAGAGTACAAAAGAAGTACAGATTCAGATTTTATTATTTATGCACAAGGTTCAGGATTAAATCATAGAGTTTTAAATGTAATTGACCAAGAAACTTATGATGTCAGAGTTAAAGCTGTAAATAGTTTAGGAGTTTCTTCAACTTATGTATCAGCACAAAGAACTATCATTGGTGCTATTGCACCACCAAGTGATGTGGAAGACTTCTCATGTAATATTGTAGGGCAAGAGGCTCACTTATCATGGAATCAAATACCTGATTTAGATTTAGCTTATTATCAATTACGATTTAGTGAAGAAATAGATGGAAGTGCAAATTGGCAAAACTCAGTTAATTTAGTTTCTAAAGTATCACGACCAGCAACTTCAATTTCTGTACCAGCTAGAGCTGGAACTTATCTTATTAAAGCTGTAGATAAACTTGGAAATTTTAGTTCTAATGCAACTGCTATTATTTCTAATGTAACTGATGTTGTTAATCATAATGCAGTAGCAACACAATCAGAACACCCTGATTTTTTAGGAACAAATACAAACACAATTATTGTAGATGATTCAATACAATTAGATTCTTCTGAACTATTTGATAGTGCTTCAGGAGATTTTGATGACGAAACAGATAGATTCTTTGATTCAGGAGTTAGTAATGCTGACTTTTTTGCATCAGGTAATTATGAATTTTCAAATGTAATTGACATAGGTGCTAAACATACAGTTAGAATTACAGCTAGTTTAACTCAAACATCAGATAATCCTGATGATTTATTTGATAATAGAACAGGATTATTTGATTCTGCTTCTTCTAATTTTGATGGAGATACACCAGCAAATTGTGATGCTCATTTAGAAATAGCAACATCAGATGACAATGTAACTTATAATTCTTTTAGATCATTTGTAATTGGAAATTATACTGCGAGATACCTTAAATTCAGAGTTGTTTTAATTTCAAGAGATTTAGCATCTACACCTGTAGTTTCAGCAGTAACAGTTACAGTAGATATGCCTGATAGAATATTTAGTGGAAATGATATAACTTCTGGTGCTGGAACTTATGCTGTAACATTTACAAATCCATTCAAATCTGTTAATTATGCAGTTGGAATCACAGGCGAAGATTTAGCTACAGGAGATTTTTTCTTAGTAGAAAACAAGACAATCAATGGCTTTGATTTAACATTTAAAAATTCAGGTGGTACAGCAATTAGCCGTACCTTTGATTATATTGCAAAAGGCTTTTAAAAGGAGTATAAGAACATCATGGCACAAGGCGATTATTTAATTCAGAACCAATCTTTTCCCTCTTTTCGTAGTGATCTTAATGACACTTTAGAGGCTATTAATACATCTAATTCAGGAACATCAAGACCTACTTCAGCAGTTGCGGGTACTGTTTGGCTTGATGTAACCAACGCAACAAGCCCAACCTTAAAATTTTTTGACGGGACAGATGATATATCTTTAGCAACATTAGATTACACAGCTAACACAGTTAATTGGTTAGATAGCACAGTTTCAGCAGATTTATTGAATGATACAACACCACAACTTGGTGGCAATTTAGATGTTAATGGAAATTCAATAGTTTCAGTTTCAAATGGTAATATTACATTTACACCTGATGGAACAGGAAAAGTTATTATAGATGGTTTATCACACCCAACAGCAGATGGAACTTCTGGTCAATTTATGAAAACAGATGGTGCTGGAAATTTAAGTTTTGATACAGTAGATTTAACAAACTTATCAGCAACTAATTTAACAAGTGGTACAGTTCCTATTGCTAGACTTGGAACATCAGGAACTAAAGATGCTACAACCTTTTTAAGAGGAGATAATACTTTTGCTACTGCTGGTGGTGGCGATATGGTATTATTAAATACTGCAACAGGGTCAAATGTTTCTTCAATAGACATCAATGGATATTTTACTTCTGATTACGACCATTATAAATTAGTTTATTCTGTTTATGCTGCAACAAATAATACAGATACTATGGTTAGAATAATGCAAAGTGGTTCAGTAATTACTGCTTCAAATTATCGGTTTGCTGGACATGCTTGGTATTATGATGGAACTTATAGTCAATCAAGTAATGCTGTTGGATGGAATACAAATTATATTGGAATTGCATCAACCGATAATACAAGTAATTCTCAATATCCAACAACAGGAGAAATGCTTTTATCCAATCCATTAAGCATAACACAGAACACTACTATAACAACAAATAGCATTGGATATAATTCAGATGCTACACCTTCTGCAATAAGAACTTGGAATTACGCTGGTACATATGTTTCAACAACAGCAACTTCTGGAATTTCTTTTGGATATATTGGTGGAAATATTAATGGAACAATTAGATTATATGGTATGAAAAATAGTTAGGATTTATTATGACAATGTACAAATTATTAAATGGAGAAAGA